GTGAAACTTGTTCACGGGTTATCCGCGTCCAAAATATACTGAAAGAAAATCAAATATTTTTGGGTTTTTCTGGCTGTATCACCGCCTGAGCGAGCGTAGATCAGCAAATCTTCACCAAACAAAACTCTTCGAAAGAAAAGGAAAAACAAAGATAAAGAACAGAAAAGAGAGAAATTTACGACGGCGTTACCTTCCGATGCGGTGGGATGCCCACCCAGAAAATTGGTTGGAAATCATCATCAAAAGCGCGCAACATGAGCCTGTCATCAGCACCCTCGCCAGTACCAAAACCACGATACGCTAGAGTGCCAGTGGGGTGCCAATGTGTGGGGGTGGTGTCAATGAGGTACTTGTTCCACGAAACCGGACAAAAGCGGTACTTTCCCTGATACGCACAAGCGACTGCGCCACCCTCACCCGCCGTATCGTAATGAACTCGGGAGACGGTGACAAACGCTGGGTAATCAGAAGTGCGCTCCAACGTGAAACTGTTGTACCACTCGAGTGCTTGCCCATTGTTCCAATATTCAAGGTACGTGGGCTTGTTGGTAGCACTCAAGTTGACGAAGCGGACTCGAACACCACCACGCATGAAGGCAAAGCAACTCAAAATTGATGAGTGACGGTCGGAACGGTGTGTTTGAGCGCCGCCAGTGGAAAACACTGTCCAAGGGTAGAAAACTGCAAACTTGTCCTCAGGGACTACAGGCATCACAACTTGCTCGTACCGCTTCAATAGCGTGAGCACGCTGGACACGTGCTCTCCCTGAGTGTGACCAGAAAACAGTGTGCTCCCCAAGGGATCATCTTCACCCATCGTGTGGCACAAGTCACCGCTGACCTCCGTCGAACCGCCTTGGGCAACCAATTCCGGCTCCACAATTGAACCGGGCGTCCAATCAAACAGGCGGGGGACTGCCACCTCAAAGTCCTCTCCACCGCGAACAAACACCATGGCGGTCACACTTTGGGCGCATGTCTCAGGAGCCCGGAGTGGCGTCAAGACGTGAATGTACATACGACCAAAGAACTCATCGCGGTACATGTAATCATGGGGCATGATGTAGGGCACACGAATGCACACCTCATCTGCGTCCTGGAAATCATATACCAAACGGTATGCTTTTGGCGTTGCATCAAGCGACAACGACACAGCTGCGGGACCAGGTACAAATGAGAACTGGATTTGACCGGCATGGAACGCTGTTTTGGCGAACATGAACTTAAACTCAACTGAGCCACGGTAGCACTGAAAATGCTCCGTCAACCATTTGATCGGTGTGAAGTACTCGGAACCGAGGTGCAACACCGTGTACGCTTGGGGAATCAGTGGAAGTGTATCAACCTGTTGGCCGACTGTATTGGAGGTGGAAAATGTAATAGGTATCCACGGTGCCCACTGCCTCTTAATAAAAGCAATGGAGCATTGGTCCGTGCTATCAATTGTTGCGTCATCCAGCACCATCAACTTGTTGTCGGAAAAGAGGGACATCTTCTGTGCAGCATCGGTTCCCGTCGCGCTCGCGATGTTCCAGTGGTTGCTGCGCGTCACTCGCTGGTTCATGTCATCGTGGGCAGGCTTGGACCAACCTAGAGCGCCGGCTGAAAGCGCAGCCGCGTTAAGCATCCACTGTGTTGGGCCCACAAAGGGCCGAAGAGTGGGGATGGATGATAACGGAGCACTCGCTTGTGCCAGACCGGAAAGAAAACTCGATACTGGCGTGTGCTCTCGCTCTTGTTGGTTGCCGCGCTGCCTGATCCGCGGTTTGGGGCCACTCATTTGGGACTGCGCCACAACAGTAGCGCTTTGCCCGAACAACTCAACATCTTCCAACGACAACCACATGTTCCAAGTGATTGATGGAGAACCACTGGAACCAACACTCAAAGGGAGGAGAACTCTGATCTGAACGCGTGCTGGCGACACGCGATTGGCCGTGGTTAACTCCAAGAACCTAAGAGGACTCACGTACGGAATTTTCAAAACAACAGACTCCTCAGACGGGGTTAAGTACACGCCAGGCAACTGGTTGAAGCTGACGTAGTGTTGTGTGTGCTCAGGGACCTTGTTGGGGTTAGTCTCGGGAGCTGGGTAGTAGCCGATCCTCACGCTACCAGCATGGAAGGGAGTTCCATTGAGTGTCACACGGAGCACGGTGTTGAACCGCATCCCATAGTAACCCTGTAGCTTCTCTCTCCACATACTGTTCGCCAGAATCATATCGGCCACATCGCCAGAGTACAAGAGATCGTTGATTGTGTTGCTAGTCTGCCAACTACCTGAGGCGACCAAGTACGGCTTGCTAAGGTACTCGGCCACCGATTGAATTTGATTAGGCAAGATGGCTCCTGCAATTTCGGGATCCAACAATTTCGGTACTCTCGTCTCGACAACCACGGAAGCATCCATGGCTACACTTGTTACGCCAGCAGCGTCAGACGCCGCTGGCTGGTGGGCTGCGTTTTCCGCAGCAGCTTGCGGTTTTTCATTGCTTTCGTTGGTAGGTCGTTGGACTAAAACACCAAGGAGGACCCAGATCTTGGCGAGTTGCTGGCTTTGCGGTGTTAGTGGGGGCTGCCCACAGCCGTGACCGCGAGGTTCAATCCTCCAGCACTCGAGCAAGTTGGCCATCACAACTCACCCGAGCGCAGCCTAGTTTAACGTCATAGCTGCTTCCTCGGACGGTGCTTCTCTCAGTAGGAAGCGTCAGAGCTCAAAAAGAGCTCAAAACGCTCCTCCCACTTGCGAATCTCTAAAGGGCTTTCCAACCACGTGCCCTCAGCCGCTTTCTGGATCTTGCGCTGCCAGTGGTAGTACACATCAGACCCGTGAGCCGCGAGCTCGACAAGCATGGTATGGACACGGTTAAGATAATCCTCGTGCGTGTGATCGGTCTTGTTCATCCACTGAACGCAATTGAGGATGGTGTCCATGGACAAAGCCGCTACAAAGCGCGTGGACGAGTACTGGGGCAACCGCAAAAACCGGCGCTTTAGGAACGTGACTTCATGGATGGTGGTCCAAATTTCTACAAAATCATCTCCCTTGTTCTCATCCGTGAACTTGATATCCCACTTGTGGAACACCCTTTTGAAGTTCAAGAAACTGAACTCTTCTCGATCTGACGATATTAGCACATCATCACCATACGTGTCCACTTCAACATCTGTTATGCGCAACTGTGGTTTCACATCACAAATCTCGAGGGCTGCGCTGTGAGTCATGATCAGAGTCATGATTGAGTTCAAGATCACGGTCAGAACATTGCCGCTCGGATTGCAGCCGATCCACTCATAGACCGCGTTTCCAAAGGCATGCCTACTGTAAATCAGCTCATCAAAGAGGACCTCCCTAATCTCATAATCCGGCGTACCGTAATCATTGTAGAACTCGTGGATGATGTCCTTAATGCGTCGCATGGCGTTGGGCTCAAGGCTGCAATCGAAATTGCCTACATCACCAGCGACACAAAACCGCTTAGTGTGCTTGTTTCCTAAGACAGTCCACTCGTCACTCGTGGGGCTGATGCCGACCGCGATGCCGTTGATTATGCGGTTGTTCATAACGTGCTCGCTGAAGCCCAGAAAGTACTGGCGCATTAGGATGGAGAAGTGAAA